CGAGGAGCAGCGGCTACTGCGCCAGCTGTTTTATTACCTGCGCGGGCGCCAGCGCGCAATTTGGGTAGCAACGGCAAGCACAGATGTGACACCAGTCGCCGACATCAAAGGCAAAAGCATTGATATAGCACACATCGGCTACGCCTCCGCATTGCAAAAACAAGTTGGACGGCAAGATATCCGCATTGAGTGCAACGACGGGCAAATATTTTATCGGCGCGTTGTCTCGGCAAGCGTGTTAGACGCCCAAACCGAGCGGCTGGCACTGGACGGTGACACGCTGGCAATCCCGCAGAGCAATATCGCCAAAATATCATGGTTGACCTTATCTCGGCTTGATAGCGATACCGTAACTTGGACGCACCACACCGACGCCGACGGCGCAGCAACTATTGCGGTGAGTTTCCGCGGCGTACGGGATGAGCTGGAGCCGTGATTTAAAGCGGGTTTAAACGGTATTTAAATGGGGATTAATAATGAGTTATCAAGACAAAATTAACTCGGCGGCAGACGCCCAACCGATTAATTTGTATCAGTTTAGCTTAGGCGACAACGAAAAGATTTGGCGATTTTGTGACGCCGACCAAGATATTGAGATAAATGGCGAGAAATGGGTAGCGCAAGCAATTAGCGACGGCGGGCGCAATACCGGGCAAAACGTTACAGTGATAATGCCGAGCAATAACCCGGTGGCGCAGCTTTATCGCGGTATCGCGCCAAGTCAGACGGTTAAATTAATGATTATGCGTCTGCATTGGCAAGAGGCGGAGATTCGGGTTGTTTGGGTTGGCACGATTATCGAGGCTAAACGCCCGGACGTGCATAAGACAGAGCTGGTCTCGGCGGGATTATCTAAAACCATGGAGAGCGCCGGTCTGCGGCTTACTTGGAGCCGCAACTGCCCTTATACCCTGTATGACGTGGACTGCAAAGTTAATCCCAAAAACTTCGTGGTCGCAGGCTTAACGATTAAGGCACTTAACGGCGCTACGATTACTGTTGACGCGCCGGATAATCTGCCACAAGGCTGGTTTAATGCCGGCTTTATTGAGTGGACAAACAATGGCGTGCGCGAGGTACGTGCGGTGACCGTTCACCAAAATAACCAACTGACGCTCATGGGTGGCACGCAAAAATTGGCGGTTGGCACGGTGATTAAGGTGTACCCGGGCTGCGACGGCAGAGCCAGTACCTGTCTCAAAAAATTTAATAATATGCTTAATTTCGGGGGCATACCGCACATGCCTAATAAATCGCCGTATGATGGCACACGGATATTTTAGGGAGGGATTTATGTTAGTGATTACGGGGATTGTGATTAAGTTTTTACTGTTGATTATTGCAATTTTTGCGCTGTTCCGCTTTTGCAAATTCGACATCGCGCACTTGCGCTATTTCGGACCGGCAGGCGCGGTGATGGCGTTAAGAGATCGGGAGGATAAATAGATGTTTGCTGCAGTGGGTTGGGCGATTGTCCGCTTTGTCGTCGTATTGGTCGCCTCTTATCTCATTAACCAGACGCTCGCCAAGCGCCCGAGCAGCCAGTCTCCGGAGGCGGCAAACGCCAAAGACTGGAATTTCCCGCAAACTGACGAGGGGGTGCCGCAGTGCGTATTTTTTGGCGATTGCTGGACTGAGGATTGGCAAGTGTTAGCGTACGGTAATTACCGCACGACCGAGATTAAAAAAGGATAATTGAGCAATGACGGATTTAATTATTACTATGCAGGATATGCGCCGTGTCGGCTTCTGCGTGGACGGCGTGGCGGCGTTTTTTGAGCGTGAGTGCTTAGATTACACCGACTTTTTGCAGCACGGCATTGGCGCGGACAAACTCTTAGCAACGGGCAGTGTGTTTGCTCGCAAGTGCGTTAATGCGGCGATTGCGGCTAACGCACAAGCTACGGAGGATAACTAATGGGTGGCAAACGCGGCGGCGGATCCGTTACCGTCGGTTATCGCTATTACTGGGATATCCACTCCGGGCTTGGTCGCGGACCGATTAATGAGATTGTAGAGTTACGGGTTGATGACAAGACAGCCTATGTCGGCACGCCCGGCGAAATTACCCGTTCGCAGGCAATTTATATCGACAAACCGGGGCTGTTTGGCGGTGACAACACGGGCGGCGAAGGTGGTATTCAGGGACGCATGGAGATTTTGATGGGCGAGCCGGATCAAAAACCAAGCAAAATGTTAATCAATCTGCTCAAAGGGATCCTTAATCCGTCAATCGTCGGCATTAACAGTAAGTGGTCAAAATTTCTCCGCGAAAAAAGAGGGATATATAGCGAGCGGGATAAATTTTTCCTCGGTAAAGAGGTTATTCCGGGCGAGGTCGCGCCGGATGACATGATACCGGGCTTTCGCGGCATCGTAAGTACGGTATTTAGCGGGCTTATCAGTTGTTATAACGCGTACCCTAAAAAGCACTCTTACCGCGTGCGGCGCAATGATAAAGGCTGGCACCAAGGCACGGTGTGGTACGCCGAAAAAGCCCGCATTATGCTACGCAACGACAATCTCAAGATTAAGGGATTGACAGCCGAACAAGAAGAAAATATACGCCAAATCCATGCCCAAAATCCGGCACATATCTTGGTTGAGTGCGCGACAAACAAGAGTTGGGGCGGTAAAAAAGACATTTCGGATCTGGACATCGACAGCTATAAAAAAGCGGCGGATACGCTGTTTACCGAGGGGTTTGGCTTGTGTTTGCGTTATAACCGGCAGGACTCCATTGAGACGTTTATTAAGCAGGTGGTTGACCATATTGGCGCCATTCAGTTTGACGACGTGCGCACGGGTAAACAGGGCTTGCGGTTGTTGCGTAACGACTACAATCCGCAGGACTTACGGCTGTATCACTATGACAACGGTGTTTTAATGGTGCAAGATGATGATAGCGCAGCAACGGATACGGCAGCCAATCAAGTGGTGGTTAAATACCGCGACCCGGTCACCAATCGCGACGACCAGGCGATAGCCAACAACATTGCGGCAGTGCAAATGCACGGCGTAATCAGCAAGACGACCGAGTACAAAGGTATCCCAACCTTTGATTTGGCGGCGCGGGTGGCACAACGGGACTTGGAGATGGTCGCGAGCAGTCTCATGCGTATTAAAGTTGTGTTCGATATGCATGGTGCGGATTTAACGCCGGGCGATGTGATCCGCTTGCAACTGCCGGACCGCAACATTGAGGACGTGGTATTCCGCGTGCTGCAAATTGACAATACGACTAACGAGGGGGAATTTTTGGTGACCTGTATGCAGGATGTATTCGGGCTGCCGGCAGCTAACTACTCTACTAATAAGTCGGAGTCGTTGTATATTCCGCCGGATTACAGCGCTAAACCGGCACCGGCAAGCCGTTTAATGGAGGTGCCGTATCATTTAATGCCGCTCATTTTAACCGACGCAGAACGCGCATTTATTAAGCAGACCGATTGCTTTGTGTGGTCGCTGGCGTCCCAGCCGACTGCGCTTTCGGTGAGCTATGACTATTTAGTCGATGTGGGCGCCGGTTTTGCGCAGGTCGCCGAGGGATCATTTACCCCGTCGGTGTTAATTGCCGATGACATCACGCCATATCAAACCCAAGTGCGGTTTGTGATTGACGGGGATTACTCGGGACTTGCCGGCGCGGAAGCATTGTTGATTGATGACGAGATTGTAAAAGTCGAGGCGGTGGATTTTAACACCGCCGTCATGACGCTCGGACGCGGTTGCGCAGATACTGTTCCTCAAGCTCACAAAGTCAATGCGCGGGCGTGGTGTTATCTGCTTTCGGCGGGACAAAACGACAGCAAATACACTGTCGGTGAGCAAATCAAAGCTAAATTGCTCACCCGCACGGCACAAGAGACGCTTGCAGAGGATGCCGCGCCGGTGCTGCAACTGACTACCCATCAACGCCAAGCGCGCCCGTATCCGCCGGCAAACGTCAAAGTGGACGGCGTGTTGGGCGGGGCGATTGTGGACAGCAGCCAGTTTAAGATTACCTGGGCGTACCGCGACCGCGACATCCAAGCGGACAAGCTGATTGCACACACCGAGGACAGTACGGTGTTGGGTGCAGGCGTGAGTTACAAAGTGGACTTACTGGACGGCGATAACGTGGTGCGCGCAATCAGTACGACAAGCAGCGAGTTTGTTTATCCGGACGCCGCCAAGGTGGACGGTGAGCAATTTAGCAAGATTGCACTGTACGCAATCAAAGACAAATTAACCAGCCTGTATCGTTATGAGTTTGTGGTCAATGGCGCCATGCAGTTGCTGTATAACATTGACTATAAGCAGGCATTTAATGAGGGTGATAACTTTATCAATCGCTACGATGACAGCGATATGCCGGGCGGTAAATATATGATGCTTAAGTCTTCGGCATCGCCGCAAAGCACAATCTACAAATCGTTAGCGATTGAGCCGGATAAATACCGTCGCTTTGCCTTGAGCTACAACATCGGCACTTACAATCAACGCAAGGGGCTTTGTACGGTTGCAGTACAGCTCTATAAGGGTGCAGAGCTGATTAAAGAGTACGTGTCCGAGCAGCTTGGCAATTATCCTAAGAGCGAGTGGCATAGTCAGTTGGTCACCGGTGATTTGCCGGCGGGCGTCAACGAGGTGCGCTTCAGGATTAACGTAATAGGCTCAATCAGCAACAATGCGATTGCATTGCGCGACATTATTTTACGGGCAGGAGGTGATTAATATGTATTAAATAGCACGGGTAGTTAGTGTATGTAGAGATACACTAACCTTATCACCATACAGATTAGCCCTGTAGGCAATAACTATCGCTAGACCCGTGGTCTCAGCCAAGACAAGGTAAGTCTAGCGTATTTTTTCAATAATTGACTTCTTGCGATTGATTAACCTGACCAGACCACCCTATATTTTTTTCAGTTCAACAAAATCTGAGTTCATTCGATTTATCGGATACATGTTGGAGAGTAAAACAGATAACTGGCAGGCATTTGATAATTGCAAACGTATCTCAATAAGTACCTCAGCAAGTTGCTGTGGTCGGTATGAAGATAATCTGATCTATAAATTCTAATAAAACAAAAAGGAGTTGTATTGAGCTCCTTTTTTGTAAGACCGTTTCAGTATATGAAAAATAATTTATATCAATTTATCGCGCTTTTGCGTATCAATTTATCGCGCGCGGCATTAGT